ATGAGTTCTCTGCTAATGCGCCGTCGATAGCTACGTTTGCCACTAAGCCTGTTGCAGCGCCAATTGTTTTGACCCCATTGATTCTTGTGACTCTTTCAAGTTCACTTGCAGACTGACCAACAACTTCACGAACACCATATTCGGTTATTCGCTTAATGTGGTTTACGTCATCATCCACGTTTTTGATGTATAAAACATCATTCAATACATGAGTTAAATTGACTCCCATTTTTTATACCTCTGCTTTCGTCATAGTTTTTATACGTCCTTCGACGTCTTTTGTATAGGTTGTTTCGTATGATTTACCGTCCGCATATGTTTCGGTTATTTTTTGGATGTTACCGTTTTGATCGTATGCTAGGTATGTGCTAACATTGTCACTAACTACTGATGTTAATTTGCCGTTTACAAATGACATTTGGGTTGTGCCAACTTGTCTAACTTCGTTTAGCAAACTATAATCCATTTTAATGCCGATAAATTCAGCTGTAGCAGTTCCGCTTGAAATTGTGAAGGTGTAATTCGTCGCGTCTTTTGCAATTGTTGATGTGACCGTTGGCGTTGTATTGATAATCTCGGTAATTGCTTCGCCTACGGATATTTTATTTGGAGCAAGCATCTTACTTGTGATTTGCCCGTTTGTCTTAACTTGAACTAAAATAAAGTCATAATCATTTAAAACTGCTACCGCAATTGTTTGGCCACTATTTAGTGTACCAAGCGACGTATCTTTCCAACCGTAGATCGCTTTTAATTGATTCATGATAGCGTCTACTTCTGGTTTCGTATAAATGTTTGATAAAATAGCGTCTAGCTGTGATTTAGAGTACAAGTCCGAAATCTTTGTGATGAGTAAATCATCAATTAAACTTTTTCCTGTTTCTTTATCTACTTTAGTAGCGAGAACTAAATCTAAATCTGTTCTTGTGTATAGATCATCTAGCTTCGTAAAGAATTCTTTAGTCATTAGGCCGTCTGATGTAGCGCTTGCTAATCCAATGATGAACTGACCGTAGTTATTCCATTCAGAACCATTGAAATACCACTCGTTCTTATCAGCGTCAACTAACACGTCCCCAATTACAGGGTTTCTACTTAAAAGTTCAACAATTCTTGCGTTAAGTTGCGCGTCTGTAGGTTCACTAACGTTTATAGTTCCGCGATATACATATGCACCAACAAGTGCAGCAATCATATTTCTAATATCTTCGTGTGCTGAACCGCTGTTATTGTGATTAGACACTGCAGCAGCTATTGCAGCAGCTTGAAGTGTTGATACAGGTTTATTGACGTCTGATGTGTTATCTGCATTACCTAAACCAACTTGAGCCTTCGTGACTTGGTGTGGATTATTAATTCTTGCAACGTGTGCGTCGTGTGCGTCTTGTAGTGTTTTAAGCCATTGTGAGTTGACCCATGAGCCGTCGGCCATTCTAACCAAGATATCATTTGCAGCACCATTTGTTACATTGACTTTGGATAGTTGATCGATCGTTGGATAATATCTAGGACTTACAAATATTGAACCGTTTGATCCATGAACACGTCCGACAATACCAACTCTGACAATGTAATTATTCCCAGAAGGTCTAACATTTGTTAAGTTCCCATATCCGAGCCATACATTTTGTCCTGTCTGCCATGTAGCGTAGTCTGTCTTAATTCCATTGACTAATCCGTACAAACAACCGAATCCGTCAGCACCTGCTCCGATGTTTTCGGTCGTTAGTCCAATCGTTTTCTCTGCTATTTCTTCTTCTGTGTTATCTCCAGCACCAATAAGCATATGATTGCTTCCACTGATACCACTTATTACATAAAATGGAGAGCCGTTATTCATTGCAAACCCTAAATCATTTCTGACTTTAATAAGTGTTTCTTGGCCATGTTGGATAACAACCGTTGCGCTTAAACGAGTTTCTAAGCATTTAAGCTCGTCATTCCACCTTGTTTCGCCTATTCCTAGCGTTTCCGCTGGGTCGTTGGTATCTAAGGCTATCTTTTTTAAAACAAAGTCCCCTGTGGCGATATTTTGGATGTCTGATTCAACGACGTTCATCCTTTGTCCAAGCAATGCTACGTCTGCACCAATCGAAGCAAGATAGTTGATTTCCTCTAACGTGAGTTCGTATTCAACAGACAACGTAGGATCTACAGGAATATCAATTGTAGATGTTGTTAAAACCATAACCATACGGTCTTTAATCCACTTTGTACCGTTCCAATAGATAATTTGTCCTTTACCGAATATAAATCCTTGTACGTTGAAATTATAATCTTCACAAACGTAATAGTCTCCGGTAGACATACCACTTATCGGTAACGCTACTTCTGAACCAAATGTACCTTTATACGTCACAGCTCTGGCAGAAGGTACAATTTCTTCGAATGTGAAGCTTGCACCAATTCGTCCTTGATGATGTTTTGAAATGTAAGCTAATGCTTTTTCGAAGATTTCTACTTCAAAGACATTCCAATCATAAACTGTTTGATATAACACATCTGTTTCTGGTATAACGTCTTTTCCTTTGTAAGCGGTAGGTATCACGTATTGTGATAGATTTTGAATCTTGCTATCGTATACTAGGAAATTGACACCTACTGCGTCATCGAGTGGCAGCGGCGTGATAATTTGAACCATGCCGACATAATTCGATAACGCTCTGACTGATCCAGAGTAATCGAGATAATTACCGGAAGAGTCAATAATGAATTGTAGTGCGTTTTTTTTCATGTTTTATCTCCTATCTTGATATATTTAATATCTGTTGCTTTGACATACCATAGGTTGCCTTCTAGTATGTATACTTGTATTTCTTCATCTGCAGCTTTAGCGAATAGGTTATTTACATCATCATAGATGTAATAGACGTACACCGTATCCCCTTTATAATCGTAGCGGTCTATGATTGGACCGTCTTCTTTGACGTAGGCGATCCAATCTGTACCGTTATTGTGAAAATATAATTTAACATACCCTTCTGGTTGTTTATATCCGCATGCACTTATTATTAATAATAATATCATGAAAACGGTTAAAAGTGTTAATTTTTTCATGTTTCTACCTTCTTATCTTGTAGTATATGGATTTAGAAGTTCCTGTCATGAAAACAACCATAATAAGTTCTAACGTGTTTTCTTCGTACCATACAACGCCTTGACCGGTTTGTGTGGTTGTAATATCGATTCTATTGCCTACGATATTTACACCCACTGTGTCAGCGATTATCTTGTTTAGATCAACGATTGTCGAGTTCTTCCCAGGGCGATAATTTAACACGGCTGATTTGATGTTATAAGTCGCAGTTTCCGGAAGCGCTAATGGATTAAATCTAGCAAACCCAGAATATACAACCACGCTAGTTGATTCCGTTAGGAACGTCATTTCTTGTGCTAAAGCGGTTATTTCTCTAGCGTCTTTATTCAGTTCATACTCTAAGCTAGAAATCATTGTGTTGCCTAATCCGAAGGATGATAGCGGATAACTGTTCATTCTGCTAACTGATGTTGTATTTCCTTTGACATAGAGGTCGACTTTGATTTGGCTAGCTCTACCGTAAACATCTGCATACTGAACATCTTCTTGCCATTTTTGAGTTACCCCGCCAACTACAGTTGTATACTTTCTAATTCCGGCGGAGAAATTGTCTTTCATTCGTACGTTAATTGATAACGTCTTGCCCATTGCAATAACGTCTACGTTTGCGTCTACGCGCTTAATGCTTCCGTCTGAATGTTCATATTCGATTCTTGCATACGTTGGACTTCCCGGTGTCTTTAGGTTCTTTAAAACATTTAAGAATAGACTAACATTTTGATATGACGTCTCATCAGAATATTGATTCCAATCAGTGAATATCATCATTTCTCTATACTTGTCAATTCTTAACACCATTTCATCAAGCGGTATTTCGTACTGTCTTAATCTGCTTGATATGTCGACATAACTTGATATAATTGCGTAATCTTGAACATAGTTTAAACTGTAAAGCACATGATCACTTCTAGGTTGGATATTTCGAACAACGAGTATTTGACCTTTTGTATTAGGCTGTCCAATTTTCGGTATCTCTCCGATTGTTGCTGTTATGCCTGTTTTAGATACGTTCGTACCACCCATACGATTGACAATGTTTTGTGCATAATTCCCCAGAGCCTTAGCTTCGTTAACACGCGCTGTTTCATTGTAAAACTTAACCGCTTCTGTTTGGAATCCTGTTTGATCTTCTTTATATATCGTCATTCTTGATTGTGAATACTGTTTGTACTCAATATAGATCAACACGTTTTCATCAGCTGCAGTAGTCCCTGGGTCAGTCGACGTTACATTCTCTTGCGTTTGCAAAGTTGCTACAGCATAGACCGCTTCATATAAAGCTCTGATAACTTGTGGTTGGCCAATGAGTTGTGGTTCGAATGTGCCTGTAAACGACATGTTGAATATCTTGTTTTGACCTTTAACATAATACAGTGTGTTGTTTTTGTTGAATGATGACCGCCCAATGAACGTATAGGCTGATTCATTTGTTAGCGTATCCCAATATGTCTTTTCTAATACGCGTTCTGTAATATCCCATACTGTACTCGCACTGAATGTGTGATTAGCGGTAGCCACAGGAATGCCTTTTACAAGTATCTTTCTAGGTTTATCGATATTTAAAGATGTATGATAACCGAGATTTTGTGTTGTGATTTGCGCCAATCCGTCTTCAATTGCTCTAAGCGTTGCCCAACCATTATAGTAAGGTTCTACCTTAATTGCGTTTTCATCTCCTATGATGTTTTCAGCGTTTATTTCAATCGCGTTTACATAGTCTTCAAAGTAAGCTATCGCTGCATGGCTCTTTTCATTAGGAGCGTCATATTGGACTTGTGATTCTAAATCATCAAAGAACTTGAATTCTACTGTTGGTTTGACACTTATTGACTCAACAACTTTAGCATACATTTGAACAATCTCTGATAGTTTCCAATATGCGTTTCCTAGTCCGTCGTCTGATCTAACCATTCCACCATATAAATAAAACAACTCTAGGTCTGCATAATATTGCGGATACTGTGTTTTTAAAGCTTCCATAACATCTAGCCCATTTGGAAGTTCTGGTACTGTTACCGTAAGTCTATTACCCGCTAGTATTTCAATTGATTGATAGTAGCTTCTTTGAACATCTGATAACCTGTATAAGAAGTCAGTTTCATAAGCATACGCGGGTTTCCAATATAAATTGCCTGTACCGTCATCTGCTCTTATCACGAGACCGTACTCCCAATTTTGGCGCAAGCTATTAAATATACTTGGTTGTTGGCTTTGAAGCGCAGCCCATACATCATTATCGTTGTGGCCACCTTCTCCGACTATTACCGTAACTCTTGGCTCAATGTAATAACTCTCTGTTTCAAAATATCTAAAACTTACGTTTGATTCATAGTATCTAAGATCTCCGTTTTCGGCATATTGCAATTTAAAATATAAACTACCGAGTCCGTCATCCGTTCTTATAACCAGCCCTGCAGCTGCATTTTGTGATAAGTCTTGAAATGTTTGTATCTCTTGCGCTTGCAAAGAATCCCATACATCCGAAACGCCAGGCATTTCAGGTACTGTTACGGTAAGTCTAGGTGCACTAGAAATATTTTCTGATAAATAGTAGCTCGTTGAAATTGAACCTAAGGAATAAGCTTTTAATTCATCTCCTGTTACCGGAGAAAGTTTATAGTAATTATTACCTAATCCGTCATCAGTTCTAATAATTGTGCCATAGCCCCAAGCTTGGCCTAAATCGTTAAAATATTGCTCAGCTTGGTTTTGCATTGCATACCACACATCCGAAACATTTGGAAGCTCTGGTGTTGTTAAGTTAAGTTTAGATGATGACGCTTGATACTCTGAATAGTTAGAAGGTATCAAATTATAGCCTGTCACGATTGCTTTTTTGCCTATTGTAGTACTAAATGGAATCATATCTAAGGTTGCTTGGATATATCCTTGATCGGCAACAAAGGGTTCGTTTTGATATTTGTACCCAAGATAGTTCCAATTTGGCACTCTCACTCTAGCTTTCAAATTGAACGTTGAAGGCGGTTGTGGTAGGTCACTATATTTGTGGACGTCATAGGTGTACGGAGAAGCAAGTGTGATTTTGGATACCCACGTCATTTGAAACGTTGAAATCCATTCTGAATAACTCGACTCAATAAGGTTGTATCCTGTAACGATCGCTTTTTTCCCGTCTAATTGTGTTGCTGGTAAATCTGCATATGTTGAAAATATATAGCCATAATCTGCTGTGTGATATGTTTTAACTTCCCACGCGAGTGTCGTTAATCTTGCCTTCCGCCCTGTTTGTGTTGGCGTTGGTAATTGGTTAGTATTTGTAATTTCATAATTATAAGGCGCAGCTAAGCTTATTCTTTCTGCCCAACGGATACGATACGCTTCTTGCCATTCCGTAAATGTTGTTTGTATCATATCAAAACCGGTTATGATTGCTTTTTTACCACTTACTTCTGCTAAAGGCAAGTCTTGAACACGTGCCTTAATAAATCCTAAGTCAGCTACGTGTTGCGTTGTAGATAACCAATTTCTAATTGTTACTCTTGCTTTTAATAAAGCTGATGTAGGTTCTGGTAACGATTGCAAACTCGTTACATCATAATTAAACGGTTCGTTCAAAAGTGTTTGAGATTCCCATTGGTACGTTTTACCGTCGTTCCATTCCCCTATACTACCTTCTACAAATTCGTAAGGTTCAGTAATAAACCTTTTTGCGACAGTACCTAATGGATAGTTTTCATAAAACCACTCCAGATAGTCCATGAAACGTTCTGGGCTTGATATGACTTCTATCTTAGTCGGAGAGTTTAAATATTCCAACTCTGTAGTTTGCGTCCATTCATTAGTGTTTGTTCGTTGATTCATTGTTACAAGAGCGCCAACATATCCAGCAATCTCATTTAATGCGTCCCACATATAGTAACCCTTCCATAAGTAATCAGGAGACTTTATTTGGCGTAATCTTGCGCGCGTATTTTGTCCTTGAACAAACTCTGGAGATTTACCAATTTTACCGACTGATAAAACTTTGTCAATCACTTGATCTAAATAAATTGTTTCATCCTTGACAACATCAATATTCGTTATACTTGATGAAGCGTCCCTAACATAAACTAAATCGTCAGCTTCGTAATATCCACCGATTCCGAAATAATCAATTTCGTACTTTCCGATTGTTTTTAGTTTTATTTCGAACGCTTGATTTGCGGATTGAGGTGTTATTTCTATCGTTCTATTAATGGTTTTTATTGACGGAAGTATTGATACAGCACTTGTGAATATGAACCATGATGTGCGTTTGACATCAGCAGCCGGCATGTAAAAGTTTTCTGATGAGTAAAGAACACCACCTATGTATACTTCAACAACTACATTGGTATCTGCACTCTTGTATGTATCCCCTGCCGCAGCTTCTCTATTTCTTTGAACGTTCCATATCTCTAGTGAGTAATTAATGCGATATGATTTATCAGCTTGCTTCATAACGTTGTTTTCAATGACATTTAAGTCTGTTGATTGTGTAACTGTATTCATTGGAATAGTGACAAGTGTATTTCTGACTTTAAATCCAGATGAAGGCTGGTATGCGGAGTCCACACCAAGTTCTGGATCTGGACTCGATTCACTTTCAAGATAGTTTATAATGGTATCCTTACTAGAATCCGGTAGAAGCATGGATGAACGCGTAAAAAGGCCAAGTGTACCTAGACCTTGCGTAACGGCCATATCTGGTATTGGTCTACGTTGTAACAACGCTGTTAAACTAATCAGTCTAACTGTGTGCGTATACAATTCATTGTTTGCGATTGTATCGTATCCCGTTTTATCTACTTTAGGTTCTTCAACTAAGAATTCGAACGTATCGTTATCTATTTCAATTCTAACTCTAGATAGTCTGATGATTGATCTTGATAAATCAATGGTAACTCCTAGTGCATTTTTAGTCATCGGAATCGTGGTAAAAGACCCACTGTCTAAAGTTGAATCTATTGTTTGTGATATGTTTACTGTATCAAGATTTACATATTGTGTTATTTCATATCTAGCGCCATTCATCCATAATGTTATATTCATCTACGTGCCCCGCTTATATCTCTAATCAAACGTTGTTGTTCGATAGATGATCTATATCTGTCTTTTTCTACTTGGTCAACGTATCTTTTAGTTTCCATTGCAACATTGAATGCTCTAATCGCATATTGAGTTGCAACAGCTGTAGCGGCTACTGCAAATCCCGCAGGACCACCAAATGCAGCACCAAACGCGAGTGTTGCACCGACGCCGCCTATCTCTTGACCAATTGCAACATTATTCTTCAATTGTTGTGAACTGTGGAAATCCCCGCGTAATTCGGCGTTAGTCGTGATTGACGTTGTAATCAAGGTTGTTGCTAGGGTAGCTACTGCAAGTCCTACAGAAGCGCCTTTTTGTATACTTGATGATAGGTTTTTCTTTGTGTCGCGTTCTGGCTTTTGATTAAGTACAGGATTAGACCCTTGTTCTTCTTGCAACTTATCTTCTGCTATCATTTCACTTAAAGCTTTATTTTCTGCTTGAGATAACTTTTTATCGGTTATAACTATTTCAGCAATGTATCTAACGTCAGCCATTATGCTGCACCAGCAAAGATACACTCAAGCGTTAATGCTGCATTTTCTGTGTATCTATAGTGTCCCTTCTGCATAAAGACGTTATACGTTCTTTCAACACCACCGATAGAGTGCCTGATGACGTATTGTTTCTTCATAAGTTGGTCGTTAGCGATGTCTTCTGCAAGTTCATTTGCTTTAGTGCTTCCGTCAAGGATTACAGTCATAGATATTGATCGCCCAATTCGAACAGGTGTTGCATTGACTGATAATCTACCTTGTCCGACTTCTGGAACAACTTCAATACCTTTTTCCATGTCAACGCTAAAAGCACCGACTAATACTGTTTGATCGTCGATGTATATTGCTATTCTTGGCAACGCTTTTTGGAATGTCACAATAAAACCAACAATTTGATTGTCGTTATTGTAGCTTAGTGTGCCACTTCTTAGTACGCCTGTAATTGATTTAACGACAGTCCCAACCGTGAATTGAATTGTATGTGTTTTGTTATATGAATTATTGAGTATACTCGCTAATAATTCGGCGTTTTTAGCATTCCCTGATTGTATAGGGAAGTTAACTACGACTTGTTCAGAAACGAGCTTATCGTTTGAATGTGTGCCAAATGTGATGTTTGGAAGCAAACTCTTGTCATTGCGATATGCAATTGAATAGTAATCCATAGTGACGTTATCTACTTTGACGTTAGAATCTCTGCCGACGACTCCACCTAAAACATATGACCAATTTAAAACAAGTTGAAGGATAAAACTATCTTCTTTCTTGCCTTCATTGTGGTCTAAACGTTCAATAAATCTTGGTTTTTGAACCGTCTTTGTAATAGTCCAACCGTCTTGAGTAAATACTCTCTCGTCGTTTTCAACTCTTACGTAGTAGTTCAATATTTTTTGAATATCATCACGTTGTCTAATCACACCATAGAAAGTGATAACGTAATCTTCTGCCAATATGCCCGCAAACGCGTACTCTGGCATTCTAGGCGCGGTTAGTTGCAATACAGCCGGTACATACTTCAAACCTTCGTAAAGCGTCTTATTCGTGTATTTTTGAAAGTCGTCAGTGATTCTAAAACGTATTTGCTCTGTGATTAATTCATTTGAAAAAAGCAAGTCGCTGTAATCGTTTAATTTATCTTCTATGAGTTTTGCTATAGTCTGATTAGATAGATATTCCATTTATTTTACCCCTTTGCAAATTGTACGCCTAATCTCGATTCGATATACTTAAGTACATATTCGAACGCTTTTCTAAACCACGCTTCGTTAGGATTTCTTCTTCCGCGCCATTGTGGGCTTAACCATACTTCTTCTGTATAGACTGCATAATAGATGTCTAAGACTATTCTAAAGCCATAACCTTCTGTTGCCGGTTCAACTCTGATTGCCCTTTTCAAAACACCTGTTCTATGTGGCGCATTGGCTGTGAAAACAACCACAGCTTGAAGTTTTAATATCTCTATTTCGCGTAGTAATTCTTCTTGCGTCATGATAGATAAATCCTACTGATCTTGTATCGATTTGATAGATTAGGATAAACTCTAACAGCGTCTTTGTACTTGTCTTCGGTGTAACTTTCGACTTCTTGAACTTCGAACTCTGCACCTTCTTGAGTGATGATTTTGTCGCCTTCCTTGAAGCGAATCTTTGCTCTTGTTTCGATGATTTCGGTATACTTCTTAATTTCGATATTTTCAGTTTCTGTATATCCGCGTTTCTTTGTAACGTTACGATATTTAAAAGGTACTAGACCGACAAAATGTTCGTCGTCTTCTTCTCTGTTTATTTCGTCAACATCCCCTGGCACGACAGCTTCTTGCCATTGGCCGCGTTTCGGGAACTCTTTATTTCCTGGATACATGATTAATACCCCTTTCGATAGATTTGTTCTACTTCAAATCGCATTCTATCTGTGAATTTTTGTATACCTATTTTAGTGGATTTAATAGCATTTTGTGCAGACTGTGGAAGTCTATCCAATGGATTGCTTGTATGCCCTAATTCTGTTATCGCTTCATCTCCGTTGATGAGCGTGCTTGCGACATAGGTACAAACATAGTTTACAAAGTCCATGCGATAGTCTTGATTTGTTGCGATCAGATATTCAACAACTTTTCTATCTTGCATGAGTTTGCTAGCTTGTAGAATGTTCATGCAGTCCTTAGCGTGCTTAAACATGATTGCTGCAGCTTTCTGTGCGTCAACCCCTAATTCAAGCATAATGTCTTCTCCTGTAGTCTTTTTAAAGTACCCTACGGTTGGTACAGGTAAATGATTATCAAAGTCGTATACGCTGATATTTTTGTCTAAGTCTTTTGGATTCATGTTATGCTCCTTTAGTAAAGAAGGGTAAGGGTTTAAGCCCCTACCCTATGTCTTTGATTAGGTTGTCAGTAAACCCTTCTTTACTGACTTGTTCTTTGGTTGTGATAATCTCCAACATTTCGATAGCGTCTTCTTTCGTCTCGGCGATGAGTCCTTTTGCTTTGACTATATCTTTCAATTGGTCTTCTGTGTAGTTAACAAATGGGCTAACATCATCAACTACTTTCCATCCGTTCGCAAGATATTTAGGAAGGTTCTTATCTAGTATGTTGGTTACTGCACTACCTTTTTGAACTTTCATCGGCTATTAAATACCAGAAACTACGGATAATTTCTTAAGGACTCTGTCAGCGTTTGAAACTTTGAATGCGTGTGTTGAATGATATTGTGCATATGATCCAACAAAATCGATTGCTGGCATTAAACGCAAGCCGATAAGTCTTGATAATACAGAGTATGCGTCATGGTCATACATTACGAAATCGATTGATTCATCAACACCTGCGCCGCCTGTATCTTCAAGGTCTCCCAAGAATTCATTTTCGAAAACGTTCATGTTATAAATACGTCCAAGAACGCCGGTTCTTAAAACGTCTTCATTAGCATTAGGAATATATTCTTTACCACTTAATTCAAGCAATAACGCATATGAATCAGTTGAGCAAATTAGAACGTCTGGGCGTGCTTTATTTTCTCTTAATTCTTTACGTGCGTCGATGATTGCTTTCTTAATGGTATAAGTTGAACCGTCGATAACAGTTGTAACAGACCCAGCAGTAGCTTGTTCAGCTAACTTTTGAATCGCTGTTTCTTGGAATTCTTCGCCTGCCGATTCAACGACCATATCCATTTTTTGAGCACCTTTACCAGACACTCTAGCTTGTTCTACTAATTCATAAATCTTTTCTGATCTGCGAATATGAACGTCAAAGTTGATAGGAATTAAGCTATCAGCAGTTGAAGTGTGTGTAAAGTCTAATGACTGTGATGTATTCGCACTTGCTGGATTACCTAATTTACGTACCGCAATTTGACCAGCTTCTGTTACTTCATATTTTGAAGTGAACGTAATACCGTCTTGGAAAATCTTTGCTGCCCATAGGTTGGGCTCTAAAAGTGGCGTAAACGCCGTGTCAACGGTTTCACTACCGTATTTGACTAAATCTACATCAATAAATGACATGTGTTATTTCTCCTTTTTATTTGTGTGTTTTTCGCTTTAGGATTTCTTCCATAGCTTGTTCATGACCTGTCTTAACCATGTTCGAAGTGTCAATGTGCATGCCGACTCTTTTTGTCTGGGTAATACCAAAGTCTTTAACAACACCTTTGATGATGTCGTTTACGTCTACTTCTGCATTCTCTTGCTTTTTAAGCATGACAAGTTTCTTAAGTGTGTCGTTTGGTTCAACGTTATTCTTAAGAAGCGCATTTTCGATTGACACATCTTCTAGTTTTGTTGAAGCTTCTTTTACCTTTGCTTCGTATTCTTCGACGTTTGGTGTGTTCTTTTTGGCTTCTTCTAGTGCTGCGGTTGCTGCTGCTAGTTTAGCTTCATAATCACTCTTAACAGTTTCTACTTCTTTTTTATCAATTTTAGATGTAAGAAATGTTTCTACTTCTTTATCATCAAACAAATTGACCTTTAACTTTTCGCTCAATGAACGTTTGACTTCTGTCTGTGCTTTCTTAACATGCTCGGCACTCAATTCAGCTGCCTTGTCATTGATCAGTTTTTGTACCTCTTCTTGACCTAAGAGTTCTTGTAACTTTTCATCCATTTTTAAATCTCCTTCCGATTTATAG